CCATGCGGCGGCCGGGTTCCCGTACCGGCCGGCGATGTAGTTCAGCATGGCCGTGATCTGCCCGGCGGCGGTTCCGGCGTCCCCGCCGTACTGCGCGTACCAGGACGGGCCGGTGATGCCCTGAGCGAGCCCGTACGCCCCGCTGGAGGGGTTAACTGCCTGCATGTTGTAGCCGGCCTCGGCCAGCTCCACCGCGTTCAGCGCAGTCCACTGTGCGCCGGTCCACCCGCGTGCGGCGGCCATCGACTGCATGAGCGCCTGCACGGTGCCGCCCCCGGTGGTGCCGCCGCCGAACACGGCGTCCCACAGGCTCTTGCCGGCGCTGGCGATGCTGCCCCAGATCGACTTGAGCGGCCCGGTGACGGACGTGGCGAGCCCGACGAAGAAGTTCTTCACGTCAGCGGCCCCGTGGGTGAGGGAGCCCAGGATGCCGTTCATGATGTGCTTGCCGGCATCGATTGCCCACTGCGGCGGGCTGGCGATGCCGAGCGCGGAGAGGATCTTCGACGGTAGCCCCGCGAACCAGCCCACCACGTCGTTCCAGACCGCCTTGATGCCGTCGAACAGCCCGGTGACGATGCCCTTCCCTGCGTTGAGGAGGATGGACCCCACGTCACCGAGGGCACCGAGGATTCGGGCGCCGAGCCCTGCGAAGAACCCGACGATGGTGCTGAGGATCGTCGTGAGGGTGGAGACCATGGTGTTGAGGACGCTACTGAACAGGGCGCTGATGTTGTTCCAGATCTGCCGTGCGGTGGCCTCGATCGCCGTCCACGCGGCGCTCCAGTGCCCGGTGAGCAGGTTGATGGCCACGGTGAAGATGCCGACGATGATGTCCCAGGCGGTCTTGATCACCGCCTGGATCACCGCCCACGCCACCTGCACGATGCCGGTCAGCACCGCCCACCCGATCTGGAACGCGCTGGTGATGACGCTCCACGCGGTGCTGAAAATCACCTGGATGACGGTCCACGCGACCTGCGCCGCCGCCGACAGCACAGCCCACCCGACCTGCCATATGGCCTGGATCACCGCCCAGCTCACGGTGAATATCCCGGTGACCACCGACCAGCCGGCCCGTATCACGGCGGTGACGGCATCCCAGACGGCGGTGACGACGGTGACGAGGGCGTTCCACGCCACCGACCAGATCTGCTTGACGGCCTCCCCGTTAGCGGCCCACCAGGTGTCGAACGTGCCGGTCACCCAGTCGATGACCTGGCGGAACGGCGCCGTGATAGTCATGTAAAGCCCGTTGAAGAACGAGATCACCGAATCCCAGGCGCCGGAAAGCGCGTTAACGGTCACGCTCCACGCGCCGGGGATGTCCACGGTGAAGAACCGGATCATCGGGCCGACGAAGTTGGAGTAGACCGCCTTCCATGCCTTATCGAACGCGGCGGTGATCTGCGGCCAGTACCGAACCGTGGCCCCGACCAGCAGGATGACCGCCGCGATGATCGCCATGATCGGGTTCGCGCTGATCGCCCATAGGGCTATCCCGAGCCCGGCCAGCGCAGCGATGGCGATCCGCACCGGGCCGGGCAGCATACTCAGCCCCTTGATGATGGTGCTGACCCCGGTGGCGAACAGCTGCACCGCCTTGATGACCACCGGCATGGCCGACTTGGCGAACGTCGCCAGCATCGGGACGCCCTTCCGGGTCATCCACGTGGAAAACGACTCCAGCGCGGGCATCAGGTACGACGACACGACGGTGAGGAGCTGCGACAGGATCGGGATGACCGCCTGACCGACCCGCTCCGCGACCCCCTCGAACTGGGCTTTCATCACGGCGAGCTTGCCGGGGAACGTGTTCGCCCACGCCGCCGCCGTCCCCCCGATCTTCTTGTTCATCAGGTCGAGCACTGTGGTCATCCGGGACGCGCTATCCCCGGTCTTAGCGAAGTTCTTCGGCAGGTCGGTGGTGCTGATCCCGAGGGTTCGGAGCGCCCGGGTGTTCCCCGCCGCCGCCGTGGTGAGCACCTGCATCGCGTCGGACAGCCCGACGTGCTTATACCGGGCGTAGTCAGCGATCGTGCCGAGCGCGTTCAGTGACACCGACGCCGACCCGGTGACCGTGAGCGCCTTCTGAAGGGTCGAGTTCACGTCCGACTGGGTGAAGCCCAGCTTTTCCATCGCCGCGCCGGCCTTCTCAGCCTGCGGGTAGAACTGCCCCCATGCGACCCCGGCGTTCTTCGCCGCCGTCTGGAGCCCCGCGAGGTTAAGCCCCTCCGCCGCCTTGACCGCCCCCGCCAGCCCCGCGACGATGATCGCCCCGATCGCGGCGGTGCCGATGGCGACCGCCTTGAACCCGGCTAGCCACTTACTCCCGGCGAGCTTGCCCGCCGCCGTGGTGTTAACGGACGCCAGCCCCGCTTCGGTGTCCTTGCGGATCGCCGCAGGGTCAACCCGCAGCCGCAGGAACGCCTCAGCTACCGACGCCATCAGCCTGCCTCCCCTCCGGTCTCCGCGATGAACGCGAGCACTTCAGCGCGCCGCGCCGCAGGGTCACGGGGCGTGCCCTGCTGCTCGCCCAGGCCCCACAGGGTTTCCTCGATCTGCTCCGACGCCGGCTGGTAGTCGCGAAGTCCCTTCGCCCCGAGCCCCCCGGCGATCAGGGCGAGGAGGTGCAGCATGTCCCGCCGGTCCTCCAGCGCGCCCCAGGCGACCTCAGCGGCATCGCACTCGGCGGCTAGGCTGACCGGCGGCGGCCCTGCTTCCTGCGCGGGTTCCGGGCCGGCGGCCTGCGGGTCAGCGGCGGCTCCGCGAACACCAGGTCCATATCGCCCGCCGGGAGATCGGACACCAGCCGTATGCGCTCGTCCCGGTCCCCGCGACCAGGCGAGGAGCGTGACGGCGGCACGGTAGGGCGGCCGGTGTCCTCCTCGATCGCCGCCTCCATCCGCTCGTTCAGCATCTGGATGATCTCCGCGAACACATCCGGGTCAACCGGCCGGCCCGCCTCGTACCGCTGCCTCATGTGCGCCCGCATCCGCGCGTACTCCCCGCCGGGGAGCATCAGCCGGAAGAACCGGGAGATGAACTGAGCGCCCGCCGCCGTGGACAGGTCGGTGTCATCGGCGGCGGCGGCCATCTCGGACCATTCCATCACCGCGTCGCCGTCAGTGCGCAGCACGGCGGTCAGCAGCATCCCGTCAAGGCGGAACGGCACCTTCTCCGTCGCCGTGCTCGCCAGCGTCTTGGAGGTAAACGACGGGATCTCAGGCATCATGACCTCCCCGGCGACACCATGATCGCCTTGTATAGCTTGGCGCCGGTCGCGGGCTTCTCCAGCGTGAACTCGACGCTGATCGTGGCGTTGTTCGCGCCCTTCTCACGGGTGATGGTGGCCTCGCCGGTCTGGAAGCACTGCCGGTAGATCCACCGCTCCGTGTGGTCCTCCGACTCGAAGCCGATCATCCGCCGCACCTCAGTGCCGAGGTCCGGGGGCTCGAACGACACGATGCCCGACCCGGCGGTGATCGAGGAGGTCGGCGCGTTCGACGCGCGCATCATGTTCGTCGCGGTGATCTCCGCCATCGCGAACGACACCGAGGAGGTGCGCCCGGTGGCCTGGTTACTGATCGGGTCCAGTTCCTCCGCCACGTCAACCGGGTCCACCTTCAGGCCGTACTTGAACTCTGAGCCTGTCTTCGTGTACCCGAGGGCCTTCCACGCGGCGCTGACCGCCGCCCAGGCCGTCACCAGGTCAGACGGCTCCGTCGTGCCGAGTTCCGCCATGTACAGGTATCCCGGCCCGAGGCCGAGGGCAGATGGGGTTCCTCGTGCCATCGCGCCTCACTCCCTTCCCGCCGCCGGGGCGGCCTTGGTCTTCTCAGCGGGCGCGCTGGCAGGCGGGGCGAACACGTCAGGTACGCGGACCTTCCCGCCCCACCCGTTCGGTTCCACGAGGTCCGCCGTCACCCGGTCGCCCTTGCGGAACGCGGCGGCCGGCATCGTCCCTGACTCCGGGTCACCGACGTATAGGTCTTCGGTGGCCTCGTACCACGGCACCGTCACCATCACGGCCACCTCCCTAGCTGGCGCTGAAGTTCAGCACCGAGACCTGCACGTTGGAGGCGGACGAGTAGGTGACGTGGACCTGGCCGTCACTGGCGTCCGAGAACACGCTGCCGGGGAACGGGCCGTAGACCCGCCGCCCGGTGGCCGCCGCGACGGCGGGCGCGAGCGCGAGCGGCGCGAGGAACGTCCCGGACGGCCCCGCTGACCCTCCCGCCTGCATGACGGTGACGGTGACCGGCCCCGAGTTCGTGGACCGCACGTACAGCCAGTTGTCACCGCCTGGCGGGAACGTGTCGCCGGTAACTGATGCGGTTGACCAGCAGGGGCCGCCGTCGCTGATGTCCACGCCGGCGCTGCGGCTCGCCGCGTACACGGGGATCGCTGCCATTGGTTCCTCCCTTACGAGGTGAGCAGGAAGTCCGAGCCCACCTGGAAGCAGTAGGGCTCACTGGTGCCGGGCACGTAGAACGGCCCGTTCTGGTTGTCGGCGACCCGGATGATGACCCCGGTGTCCCCGCATGTCTCCGGGCAGCCGGTCAGCGTCTCGAACGCGGTGCGTACCGCCATGGCGGCGGTCTCCGCGACGGTTTCCTCCCCGGCGAAAACCATCACCTGGATGCGGGCGAGGGAGAACGCGCCGTCTTCCGCTTCCGGGTCGGGGGCTCCCCCTTCCGGGGTCCGGCTGATCACCGCGTACGCGCCGCTGTCCGGGGACCGCTGGTCACGGAGGAACGCGCCGTTCGGAAGTGCGCCGTCGTCGCCGGTCAGCTCCGGGCGCGCGTTGATCCACGCCCGGATCGCGGCCTCAGCGGAGAAGTTGACAGGGCTCACGCTCTGATCACCGTCCCGTTCAGGGCCTCAGCCGTGGCCTCGATGAAGTGCGCGCCCTTAGTGCCGGGGTGGTGGACGTGCGGGCCGAACACCTGCCCGGTCGCCCGGTTCCGCAGCGGCCAAGGCCCGGTGGAGTTGATCTCATGGGGCGGGGTGCCGTCGTTGACGTACGCCCCGTAGTCAGCGGTCGGGCCGACCAGCATCGTGCCGTCTTCCAGCCGCGTGCCCCGGATCGAGTTCCGGAGGGTGCCTGACGCCGGCAGCGGCAGGTCCCCCGGGTAGCGGGTGCGGGGCACGTCGGGGCCTTTCGGCCTGGCTAGCCCCCGGCCCTTGTACACCGGCCCCTGGGAGGAGCCGAGTGGGACGGGTGACGCGTACACCGGCATGACGGGGCTCACCGGGCACAGGGACTTCATGGTGGTGACGGCCTGCGCTACGAGCCGGTCTGCCGCCAGGCGCACCTGGGGGGTGTCCTTCAGTTCCGCGAGAGCCGCCTCATCCCAGACGATGACGAAATCAGCCATAAGGCGGGGCACCTCCCAGGTTGGTCACGTAGTCGGCCCCTGAGCCGGGTGAGGTGTCGCCCCAGCCGGGCGGCGGGGGGAACGATGACACGGGGATCAGGTCAACCTGCCCGGCCCCGGCGGCAGCCAGCGCGACCTGGAGGGTGCGCCGGGCGGTGTCCGCGCGGGCGTTGAGCAGCGGGTACACGTTCAGGTCGGCGTTCCGGGTCGGGTAGGCGACCTCGATGTCCGCCGCCGCCCGCCACTCCACCGCCGTCCGGGCTGCTGCCGCGATGTCGGGGGAGTGCCCCACGTGCTGCGGCAGGTCACCGAACTCCGCCGTGAGCGCCGCCACGATGTCATCGATGACCTGCTGCGCCTGCGCGTCGGTGGGCGTTGTGTTCACCGTGAACGTGTTCAGGAGCTTGTCCGACCCCGGTGTCTTAGTGTCCCGGGTCCTGGTTGGAATATGTCTCGCGACGTCCGTTACCGTTGGAGCCCACGGTTCGCCAGCCACCACGTCACCCACTGCCCGGCGGCAGGATAACCCCTATCCAGGCGCTGACCACGTGGTTTGCGTCAACGGTTGTGGCCCTGGCCCGGACATACCTCGCCCGGTAATCGGGGTTTCGGGCGATTTCTGTCCCGCCTCCGCCGCTGCCATAGCTGGCGCTGGCGATGACGAACCAGTTCTCGCCGTCGAAACTGCCTTCAAGGTCAACGTGGACAGCTCCCGCTGCCACGTCGGTGCTGATGACGAGGGTTATGTCTGATGCGACCGTTTCCAGGTCCCGTGATGCCCCGATGGCCGGAGAGGTCACGGCATCCAGTGACATGAAGGGAAGCATCAGCTTCCACCTCTTTGACTAGACCGTGTGCTTCTCCCCGTGGTGAGAGGCTTACTCTCCTCCACTGGAGGCGTGGTCACGGGTGGCGGATCTGGCGGGGTTGACGGCTGGGCGGTCATCGGCCCGGCGTCACCGACAGGTAGTGGCGCAGCGGCAGGCGGCGCGTCTACAGCGATCTCCGAGATCATCCGATCGCGGAGATGACACTGGATCCATACCTCCTCCGCGTCATCGGGGACGGGTGCCCCCTGCTGTAGGTGGACGTACTGCCACCCGTGGTCGCCCATCGTCTTAGCGATGACGACAGGCGCGATTACCCGGTAACGGGGCATGATTGCGGGCCTTCCTGTTCAGGTCTGTCAGGTGCCGGTGTTCTGGATCTGGCACATTGAGCCGGGCTCCTGCACGATCGGGACGGTCTTCCGGCGGCCCTGGAGGTCCCAGGCGTCGTTCGAGTCGAGGCGGATGCTCTTGACCTGGACGGCGAGCTGGTCCATCGCGTAGCCGGGGGCGGCGTCCATCTCATCGGCCATGCCGCCAAGCTGCTGGCTGTCGAGCACGACCGGGCCGGAACTAAAGAAGTTCGTTCCGGCGACCACGATGGTGAGCCCGGCGATGACCTCGATGTTGCCGGTGTAGATCGGGTTATCCGTGGTCTCCCGGCGCAGCGCGTTGGTGATGTTGGTGTCGGACATCATGTACGCGTACGCGTTGTCGTTGACAACGAGCGTGTCCGGCTTATAACCGAGGTTCTTGCCGTAGACGACCTTCTTGGCGAGCAGGATCTCCCGCAGGATCGTGGAGGTGCTGAGCGTCCACCCGGTCGTGGAGGTGATCAGGTTGGTGCCCACGTTCGACTGGATGGCACTCATCGTCTGCGCGTCAACCTGCTGGATGATCGAGTTGACCACCTTCCGCAGGCAGCGGTCGATCGTCTGGCCGGCGTACACATTGCGGGCGATCTCCTCATCGGTGACCCGGACCTTCTGGCCCCACTTGCTGACGGAGGCGATGGCTGCGGTGCCGGTTGGCATGTTGGCGAACGGGTACTCGGCCCCGGCCCCGACCGCCTCTACGGTGCGGTCGGTGACGAACGGCTCGGACAGCTCGTACAGGGCCGCGCCGCCGCTGGTGCGGAACCGCTGCGTGAGGATCTGGTCCGACACGAACCGGAGATCCTGGTAGTCGCGGAGGCGCCGGCGGATCTGGGTGGGGGACTGGAGGAACCGGCTGATGGTCTCAAGGTCACCCGATAGGGTGGGGGGGCTCGCCGGGTACGTTCCTGGCATGTGATCACTCCTTTATGTGATCGCGGTCGGTTCCCGGCGGGCGGCGGGACGGTATTGACTTGTCAGGTGCGGGGAAGCGGCTTAGAGCCCGAGGACCCTTACCTTGGTGCCGGCCGCGTTGACGGTGGACCGGACGACAACGCCGAGCACGTTGACCGGCGCGACGCTCACTGTGGAGTAGGTGGTGACGTTGACCCGGCCGCTGGTCGTGGACGGGACCGCGAGGTTCCCGGCGACCGCAGTCGCGCCGACCTCAAGGGTCAGCTCGTGCATGAACCCGGGCAGCAGCCACACGGTGACCCGGCCGCCGGACGGGGCGTCATGCGCG